TTAGTCGGGGATGTACTCCATTATATCCTTGAAGTCGCAATCAAGCGCCTTACATATCTTGCAGAGTACATCGGTTTGGATATTCTGGCCTTTGGTGAGTTTCGCTATCGAAGTGGTGGAAATTCCAGCAACTTCTATCAATTCCTTTTTGTTCATGTTTTTATCAATCAGGAGCTTCCAGAGTTTTTTGTAACTGACCATATTATCTCCCTCCTCACTTTCTAACGTCCATCAAGAATCCATATCTTCCATCGGTGTTTTCGTTACCGGTGAATTCGTAAATTTTCACGTGCACGTTTGATTCGAGCACTGGAAGTTCGTGTTCTCTTGTGTTGTCAATAACGATGATTTGATCGGATGCTTCCAAGTTGACTAAATACCTAAAATAGCCGGCTCGTATGTCGTGGTCATAATCTATGCCTTGAGCAAGGGATAAACCTTTTAATGGTGAGTCAAAAATATAGAAGAATGATACGTCATTTACTTTGTTAGACAACAGTTTTTGGAAGGCTAGAAGAAGGACTGAATTGGTAAAAGCTTTGAAGCCCTTACCTCTATTGGCCTTCCTTTTTTTGTTTATGACAAGATCAAGATTTTTGTCAGAGAATTCGATTGACTCCAGAGGCTCGTAATGCATTGATTCCAGAATTGATTTTGCGTTCTTGACGACTTCTTCATTAATGGTATTAAAAAGCATTTCACGCCCTTTGAAAGGAATAAAAGAAATGGTTTCTGCAGCTTTTTCGTATTTTTTCTGTTCTTCATCAAGCTCCACATCATACTGTTTCAAGTAGTTTAGAGACGCCATGATCGACAGGTATTCCTTATAGTTTTGAAGCATATTGGCAATCTCGGCTCTTTGCGGCGTGAGCTTCTCTTTAATCATCATGCGGTTTGCTTCGATTCTTTCTTTGTAGTCGTCGGCCATTTGCTCATCATCGTCGATTGTATCTTTAAGTTCAGAACGAGTATCCTCGAGTTCATTTGCCTTTTGGATAAGCTTAACAAGTTCCGCTCTTGATGCTTGCAAATAAGAAGAATGATCATGCGGTTTCATGTCGCTATCGCAATATGGGCATTTTGTCGGTTTCTCTTCCTGATTAATCAATTCCTCATTATTCACGATGAAAGTAAGCCTGTTAATATCTGTTGCGTATTGGCTATTTAATGTTTCATATCGAGACAGTATTGAACGGTTTTTCGATATTCTTTCCTGAACAATTAATAATGAATCCGATAATTCTTGGCTTTCGGCGGTTATCCTATCAATAGCTGCATTTAGCTCAATTATTGCGTTATTCAAGTCTTCGATTTTATCTTCAATAGACTCATTTGATTCCAAATCTTTTATTTTGGACTCGAATTCTATTTTTTTCTTTTCAAGCGAAGCTCTCTGTCCCTTGATGTATTCAAGCAAGGCAGCGTGCTTCGCTTTTTTTATTTTCTCGGCTTCCTTATCACCCTTGTATTCATCAAGTTCGTTTCCGGTCAGCAAATAAATCAAGGAGGCAATATATAGTGTTTGATTATCTTTTGCGAGCAGTATGCTTTTGGAGGAATCGGCCCTGCTTTCGTCTACCATGAACGCTTTTACGATGGTTCTCCAAGTGAATCGATTGGTTTCTCCTTTTTCGTTTTTTGGAAGGGATAAGTCTGTTGGCAATCCTAAAATAGATAGGAAAAGATCATTAGTACTATTTGGGTTTGCTTTGGTTGGACTCAATAAGTATTCGCCAGATTCAATTGAAGGGGAAGAAGAGGATACTTCAACCTTTTTCCAGTCCGTTTTTCTTGTTATGACAACCCTTCCGTCGCCGACATCCAAGGTAAGCACAACGGTGTCATAGCCATCCTGCTCATCAAACGGGACGTTATCCTCATCGTTGCTAGCGCCAAGAGCCCAGTTGATGCACTTATAAATACAGGTTTTTCCTGAATCAGACGGACCTGCGATAATGGTAATCCTATTACCAAAATCTATAGTTGAAAGCGACTTATTGGGGCCGCTCGCAGCTAAGCTTATCAGTTTAATTGATGGCATATTATTTTCCCTCCTTTTGCTTAGCAAATGTTTTGATGTTTTCAATGCTGGCGTCGATGAATCTCATATGGGTCAAAGTCGCATTGTTTTTATACTGAATCGAATAATCGGATGTCATTGATTTACATAATTTTCGACCGGATTCATTTATCCGGTAGCGAAAACCGTCCTGCTCGCTTCTTACCACAATAAAACCGCTTGTTACGAGCTCTCTAATAGCGTTTTTATACAGGTCTGGTTGCATCGTCAGACTATTGATGCGGTAATCGCTGTTGCCATTGATATTTTCTCCTCCTAGATCGTAGTTTTTAGAGAAAATAGTGAAGAAATCCAGATACATTATTTGGTCTAGATCCAAACTAGTTTTAAAGGTGTCTAAAAGGAGAAGCACGCGCATGGAAACTTCGAATTCAGAATTAAACAGTTTCATTGTCGTACTCCTTTATCCACTCGATTTTGCCTTCATTAACCAGCATATGCACCATACCTCTTTCCTCGTTTGGTCCTATAAGACCATTGCCAGGCTTGGACAGATACGATTTTCTAAAAGAGATAGTGACTACGCACTTCATTACATCGTCAAGCCTGTCCCATCCGTTTTTATGAGGCGTGTTGAGATGATAGCTAATGCCATCATAAATTTCTTTTTTCATGCCATTGAATTCCTTTTCGGCATCATTGAAAAAATCCCTTATTTGGTATAGGACGCTCTCTGCGCTATAGAAATACCTTCTTTGAATTTGTATGTTCTCTTTGTATAGGGGCATTCCGTCTAAATCATCAATAGACGTGATGCTCCTTTTTTCTTTTTGCGCATAAACGGTTAGCAGAGCGCTTATGTATTTTTCTTCCTTTAAATCAGGGAGGTTTGGAACCTCAAGCGGTGGGGGAAGAGAAATAATCTTTTTGCCGATCTGAACTTTGTCATTTCCCAAAAATTGAGCATTTCTTATTGATCCTACGCGATTTACTTTCGATCTTTCATCCAGCAATCTAAACAATATATCTCTTAGATCCTTGGCGAGATTTCCTTTTGTGATGGTCTCGCCTTTTTCTTTGAATTTTTGGATCAGGGCGTTCAAGGCGACAGGGTCGAGATTCGCATTACTAATAACATCCCTTATTGTTGAAGCGATGAGTTTGCTTTTTAAATATGCCGCATCGTTAATTGGCATGTCTTTGTCTAGATTCCCGTTCAGCAACTTATTGCAAAAATTGACAGATTTATATATCGCTGCATTTGCTCTTTCGATATCCATTGTGTCAATGCTGGTGAACCATTCCAACACGGTAGCATAGATAGTGCTGGCATTGACTTTATGGGTGTCTGGATTTGGTTTTATCTGCGTTTTAAAGGCATCGCCAACTATATTGATGAATTCAAATATTCTCACATAAACACCCCCTTATACGAATTAGGACCAATAGGTAAGGTCCTGGTACGGAATAATTGCGAGTAACCTCTTTGATAAAATTTTTTCGAGTTAAATGATTTCGTTGCAATCGTAGAAAAATCTTTAACTTATTATATCACATTATTTAACAAAAGACTAATCATTTAACGAACTTTCCTGCGAAATTTTGAAGTCAAATCGCAAAAATAGGAAAATGTTTGTTACCGATTAACGGAAAGCCCTACGCCGAAAAAGATAGGACAAATAATCAATTCTCGTTGTTGAAATAAGGCGCCAAGTAGACAAGGGGATACACAAGAAGTTGGAATAGAGGTTCATGTCAAGCGACGTGGACCAAAAGGCTTCTTATGTATGCCTTCTTTAAGTGCGCCTTAATAACAGCGGAAGGCCTACATCAGGATATCTAACCGGCTTTTTGCTTATTCCCGAACGAAACAGATCGGAGGTAAGAAAAATGTCTGTAAAGCTATTCGTTTATGACCGTTTAGATGCCACAGGGAAACCGAGGTACCAAAGAATCATTCTTGACGATGAAGATGCGGAGAACTGGGTCAACGTCGAACTTGAAAGGACGGGTGAGTATAGAACTGCCCAGCAGATTCAAGATGACATCGACAGAGAACTTATCAACTCAGATCGCAGGGAATATAGCCATAGTGCAGTGTACCAGACCTTCAAGGACGAAGATGGCGTAGAGGTTGACATAGTTGAAACTATCCCATCCGAAGGTACTTCACCGCTGGATAGGGTTATAGAAGATGAAGAGAACCATTCTTTCGTCATGCGTTTGAAAGAGACATTGAACCCGCGTTACGCGGACGTGCTTTTGAAGATAGTCATCGGCGGACAGTCCATCGAGGGCTACGCAAGGGAGAACGGTTTGAGTATCAAGTCTGTCTATAACCTCGTTAACAGGGCAAAAGTGGCCGCCAGGAAAAATTCTTCAAAAATTTTTGGGAAAGGTGAGTAATCCGCCCTTTCAAACCGTAAGCACAGTAGAAGCGGACGATATTCTAGACATTCGTCCCTTCCGAATATGAATCAATGGAGGAAAAAGATTTTGGAACAGACATTAAGAATCAAAGTTTCAAAGAAGCCACCGGAAAGCGGTGGTGTGGTCTCCTACAAATCCAAGCGATTAAAAAGGGGGCTGTTCAAAAAGATGTTCGGAACCGATCCAGATAAGGTGACCATCATCGTGCCGGGCGAGGACGTGGCAAGCGTCGAAATCATAACGATACCCGATAGGGCGGAGGCGAAACATGTCTGAGGAAAGAAAACACAGCATTTTAGCCCCAAGCAGCAAGGAATGGGTCCATTGCGGATTCTCGGCGAAGTTCCTCGCCAATAAGGAAGAGGAGACCAACGAAGCCTCTGAGTTCGGCACGGAATGCCATGCCTTGGCGGAAGCTTACATCAGGCAATCCTTGAAGATCGAGGACTTCGACGAAAAGACGGTAGGTATAGAAGAGTTAAAATCTTCCTTTGGTCATTATGACGAGGAGATGGAAGTGCTCGCCACCGGATATGCAAACTTCGTCATTGGCCAGGCCGACTACGAGGAAAAGCGCACCGGCAAGAAGCCCATCGTGTTCATAGAGCAGCTTCTTGAAATGGACTACGCTCCGGATACACACGGCACAGCCGACGCCATCATCATCTCGGGCGACACACTTACCATCATCGACAACAAGACCGGATTTATCCCGGTCCATGTGTTTGAGGACGACGGGAGCCTTAACTCCCAGCTCGGGATTTATGGACTCTATGCCTATAAACTTTTCGCGAATATTTATCCGATCAGAAAAATCAGGTTGGTCATCTACCAGGAGAGAATCCATAACATCGAAGATCAAACGTTAGATGTCGAGGACCTGCTTGAATGGGAAGTGTCCGTCTTAAGACCCGCCGCAAAGGAAGCGCAAAACCCCAATGCGAAAGCAATAAGCGGGAAGTGGTGCAAATACTGCCCCGGCAGGAACGTTTGCCGACAAAGGAGCGAAGACGCTTTATCCATGGATATCGAGAAAAAAACCGATACCATGACGGACTCGGAGATCGAGGAACTGCTCCCCAGACTGGATTTCGTCATCGACTACTGCAATTCCGTGAAGGAATACGCATTGAAGAAAGCCATCGACGGAAAGAAGTGGAAGGGCTACGTCCTTTCCGAATCCGCGACCAAGCGGAAGATCAGCGACGAAGAGGCGGTGAAGAAGATCCTAAAAGACGCTGGCTACGCTCCCGAGGTAACAAAACTCATGAGCATCAGCGAGCTGCAGAAACTAGTAGGCAAATCGAGGTTCAACGACCTTGTGGGCGATTACGTGATCAAACCGAAGGGACAACCCGTCCTTATCAAAGAAGAAACGACAAAGGAGGACAAGCAATAATGCTGAAAATTGAAACCGGCTTGGAGACCAGAGCCTTAAAAGTGGTCATCTATGGGGCGGAAGGTATCGGAAAGAGCACCTTCGCGTCACAGTTCCCGAATCCGCTTTTCTTGGATACGGAGGGCGGGACGTCAAGTTTGAATATCAGAAGGGTCAAATGCGGGAGCGATTGGTCATACCTTCTTTCCTGCGTGGAAGAGGTCATCAAGGACCCAAGCATCTGTAATACATTAGTCATCGACACCGCCGACTGGGCAGAATCGCTTTGCACCAAGTTTGTGTGCGAGAAATACCGCAAATACAACATCGAGGAATTTGGCTTCGGCAAGGGATATGTCTATCTGCAGGACGAATTCTCAAAACTGCTCGCTTCCTTGAATAAGCTCATCGATTTAGGGGTCAATGCCGTCGTCATCGCACACGGCAAACCCAGAAAGTTCGAGCTCCCGGAAGAAGCGGGCCAATTTGACCGCTGGGAAATGAAGCTCACGAAACAAGTGGCCCCACTACTCAAGGAATGGTGCGACATGCTTCTATTCTGCAACTACAAAACCTATGTCGTCACAACCGAGAACAATACCAAGAAGGCACAGGGCGGTAAACGTGTCATCTACACATCCCACCATGCCTGCTGGGACGCTAAGAACAGATACGGGCTCCCCGATGAGATCGATTTGGATTTCAAGGCGATTTCCCATCTATTCGGCTCGAAAACCGCTCAAATCCCGCCTGTTTTGCAAGAAAACGAGCAATCGGAATTGCTGATGAAGGTCAGGGAAATGATCAAAAACGCGGGGATTACCGAAGCTGATGTCGAGGCTGTTGTTACCGCTAAAGGTCACTATGCGAAAGAACAGCATCTGGCTGATTACAAAGATGATTTCTTGGCACGTTGGATTATCCCGAACTTCAAGAAGATCGTCGAAACCATAAACAAAAATAAATCCACAGGAGGAAATGAATGATGGATAACACCAATATGAATAAACCCAACCAGAACATGGAAATCGGATGGGACGACACCATCCAGGAAGATGGACAGGAGTTCGTCCTTTTGGAAGAAGGCGACTACAACTTCACCGTCACAAACTTCGAGCGCGGAAGATTCCCGGGAGGGCAGAAGATCCCAGCATGCAACAAGGCGTCAATCACCGTCCAAATCGAGACCGAAGCCGGCCTTACCCTCATCAAATTCGACCTGCTCCTTTACCGTAGCGTGGAGTGGCGCATCTCCTCTTTCTTCCGCTGCATCGGGCAGAAGAAGCACGGCGAGAAACTAACAATGGACTGGAACAAGGTGATCGGCTCAAAGGGCCGCGCCCATGTCACACAAAGGAAGTACACCAATAACTACGGTGAGGAGAAGACCGTGAACGACATCGGCAGGTTCATCGATTATGATCCTAAGTTTTTCGGTGGAAATGCCGTCGGAATGGTGGAAGTCACTGACGAAGACCTTCCTTTCTAGGGGGTATGAGTCATGATGGAGTTAAGACCATATCAGAAAACTGCGGTCAATTCCATCCTTGGTGAGTGGGAAGCGGAGCATCGGCACACGTTGCTGGTGCTCCCTACCGGTACAGGGAAGACCGTGGTGTTTTCAAAAGTTGTAGAAAAAGAGGTGGACAAGGGCGAAAAAGCCCTGATCCTTGCCCATCGCGGCGAACTTTTGGACCAGGCATCGGACAAGCTTTACAAGACGACCGGGTTGACGTCTTCGCTTGAAAAGGCAGAGTCGACCAGCGTCGGAAGAAGCGAAAGGGTGACCGTCGCGTCCGTTCAAACCCTGTCCCAAGAGTCGAGGCTTAGTAAATTCAAGAAGGACGACTTCGGCGTGATCGTGGTCGATGAGGCCCATCACGCGATGAGCGATACCTATCAAAGGGTTCTTCAGTACTTCGATTCGGCTAAGGTGCTTGGCGTTACGGCAACGCCCGACAGGGCGGACCAGAAGAACCTCGGGCAGTTCTTTGATTCCAAGGCGTACGAATACACGCTTCACCAAGCTGTAAAAGACGGATACCTATGCCCGGTGAAGGCGCAGATGATCCCGCTTGAATTGGACATTAGGAACGTCGGTCTTTCCAATGGCGATTATGCCGTAGGCGAGATCGGAAGTTCGCTAGAACCATACCTCAATCAAATCGCGCTTGAGATGCTGAATTACTGCAAGGGCAGGAAGACGGTCGTGTTCTTGCCCCTTGTAAAAACCTCGCAGAAGTTCTGCGAATTGCTGAACGTTCACGGATTGAACGCGGTCGAGGTCAACGGCAATTCCAAAGACAGGGAACAGATCCTTGCCGACTTCGAAGCCGGGGAATACGACGTCCTTTGCAACAGCATGCTTCTCACCGAAGGCTGGGACTGCCCGGCGGTGGATACGATCGTCGTGCTAAGGCCGACAAAGGTCAGAAGTCTGTATCAGCAGATGGTGGGGCGTGGCATGCGTTTGTCACCCGGAAAGAAGGAACTCTTGCTCCTAGACTTCCTTTGGATGACGGAACGCCATGACCTTTGCAGGCCGTCAGCGCTTATCTCGAAGAACGAGGACATTGCGAAACGCATCGACAAAATGATGATGAACAACGAGTCCGGCATAAACCTATTGGATGCGGAAGAGCAGGCGGGAAGGGACATCGTCCAGGAAAGGGAAGACTCCCTTGCGCGCCAGCTTGCCGAGATGAAGAAACGTCAAAGAAAACTCGTCGACCCGCTTCAATACGCAATGTCGATCGCTGCGGAGGATCTGGCGGATTATGAGCCGACTTTCGTTTGGGAATGCGGTCCAGTTACCGAAGGCCAGAAGGCAAAGCTTGAGAAACTTGGAATCAATCCGGACGAAATCGAAAACTGCGGCAAAGCCTCGCTTTTGATTACGAAACTCATAAACCGCATCGACGCGGGGCTTTCAACTCCTAAGCAAATCAGAGCCCTTGAAAAGTACGGGTTCTACCATGTCGGGGAGTGGAGCTTCGACGCCGCCAGCAAGATGATTTCAAGGATCGCCGCGAACAACTGGTTCGTGCCAAGGGGCATCGACGTCAAGACATACCAACCCGCATAAAAAGAAGGAGGCAAACGCATGGAAAAAGACAACATATTAGAAGCGCTTGATTACATAGACGCCTCCGGCCTCAATTACCAGGAATGGATCAACGTGGGGATGGCCCTCAAAAGCGAGGGCTATCCTTGCTCCGTCTGGGATGATTGGAGCGCGAAGGATTCAGCCAGATACAAGCCGGGCGAATGCGAAAGGAAGTGGGCCGGGTTCAACGGCTCGGCAAATCCCGTGACCGGCGGGACCATCGTCCAGATGGCGAAGAACAACGGCTTCGTCTTTTCCCGTTTCGAGGGAGACGGATGCATGGAATGGGACGACGTCATCGAATACGACGGCGACGGGACAACGTTGGAAGTGAAGCAGTTCGAAAAGCCTACCGAACAGCTCATTAGATACCTTGAAACATTATTCCACGATGACGAGCAGGTCGGGTACGTGACCAATGACGTGTGGCAGGACTCCGAAGGCAAATATCTCCCATCAAAAGGGGTATACGACAGGACCGCAAAGGAACTTATTGAATCGCTTAAGAAATATCCAGACGATCTGGGCGCGACAATAGGCGATTGGAAGGAGGAATGCGGCGCATGGATCCGCTTCAACCCGGTATGCGGCGGGGTGAAGAACGAGAACGTCACCAGGTTCGATTACGCATTGGTCGAATCGGATGACATGCCCCTTGCCGAGCAGGATGCGCTGTACCGTAAGTTCGAATTGCCCATAGCGGCGCTTGTCTACAGCGGCGGGAAGTCGATACATGCCATCGTAAGGGTGGAAGCCAAAAACCTGGAAGAATACCGAAAAAGGGTGGACTTCCTATACGATTTCCTGGAAAAGCATGGGCTTAAGGTCGACAAGCAAAACCGCAATCCGTCGAGACTGTCCCGCATGCCCGGGGTCACCAGAAACGGAAAGCAGCAGACATTGCTCGCGACGAACATAGGGCGCAAGTCTTGGATCGATTGGCTGGATTACGTGGAAGGGGCAAACGATGAACTACCGGAGCTTACCGTTCTTACGAAAGAGCTATTAGCCAATCCGCCGGTATTGCCCGAACAGCTCATCGAAGGCGTGCTCAGATGCGGGCACAAGATGCTTATCTCAGGCAGCTCGAAGGCAGGCAAAAGCTACCTCTTGATGGAACTGTGCGTCGCGTTGTCGGAAGGCATAAAGTGGGTTAACAGCTTCAAGTGCAAGAAATCCAAGGTCCTCTATGTGAATCTGGAGATTGACCCGGCGTCTTGCATCAACCGCTTCATAGAGATCTATAAGGCGATGAAATACACGCCGAAGCACAGCGAGGACATCGTCATCTGGAACCTGAGGGGACATGCAATTCCTTTGGACAAGCTGGTCCCAAAGCTCATAAGAAGGGTGGCAAACCAGCACTTCGACGCGGTGATTATAGACCCTATCTACAAGGTCATAACGGGAGATGAGAACAACGCTTCGGAGATGGGGCAGTTCTGCAATCAGTTCGACAGGATATGCGCCGAGACGGGGTGCGCGTCCATCTACTGCCATCACCATTCGAAAGGCGCGCAGGGCTTCAAGAAGGCGATGGACAGGGCAAGCGGAAGCGGCGTGTTCGCAAGGGACCCGGACGCCCAACTTGATCTGATTCAGCTCGATACCGACGAGGATTTCATGCTCAAGAACGCCGACAACCCGAATTCGTCGGCATGGAGATTGGAGTGCTCACTACGTGAGTTCGAGAACTTCAAACCGGTCAACCTTTGGTTTGAATATCCGCTCCATAAAGCCGATACGGCAGGAGTTTTGAGTTCGGTCGGTGCGGAAGGCAGCGCTGAGGCGAACCTTGCGAAGTCTGGCAAAAGGAAGTCGACTCCCGAAACGAGAAGGGAGGAATTCGACGATGCCTACGATGCGCTATTGGGTACCGACTCAAGCGTTCTCGCAAAAGACATGGCGGAGTACCTCGGCATTGCGGAGAGGACCATCAGGGACAGGCTGAAGGAACTGGAAGACATCTATCACTACGCGAAAGGAAGGATATACAGAAATGGAAAATAGACGACTTATCATACCCGCGAACGCATCCGGAATGAGCTGTGCCGTTTGCGGCGGAAAGGGAATATTCTCCTATTTGTCAAAATTGACGGCGGATAGGGAAATACGCCTATCTGCCAAAAGCGGCGAAAAGGCCTTATATATAGGTAACGTCACCGTCACCGCTGACGCACCCGTTTGTAGGATAGGGCCTAAGAGCCCGCCCTATCCCAAACAAGGGTGCATCAACGTCAGCACCCGCCTTTCCGTTAAAAAGAATGCCGAAGAAAAAACGGAGGCGCGGCCATGAGGATATTCTTGCTATTGGATCCGCCTACGGCAACCGCGCAGGAGAGGCAGGTGACGATAGTCCATAACAAACCGGTCTTCTACCAGCCTGAAAAGCTGAAGGAAGCGAAGAGGATACTGAGGCTGCACTTAAGACCGTTCAAACCGAAAGCGCCGCTGACCGGACCCGTGGAACTCCGCGTTTCCTGGCTGTTCCCAAGGGGCAAGCGGCATAAGAATAAGGAATGGAGGGTGACCAAGCCCGACACCGACAACCTTCAGAAGATGTTGAAGGACGTGATGACCGATTTGGGGTTCTGGGTGGACGACGCTCAGGTCGTGAAGGAACACGTAGAAAAGATATGGTCCGATGAGCCTACCGGGATCAGCATCGAGATCATCGAATTATCAAAGATAAAGGAGGAGAAGTGATATGGTAGATTCATGCGAAGAGCAAACATATAAGGACTGCATTGCAAGATTCACCGAAGAGCACTTCGACCGCCTCTTCTCCATAAACCTCATGCTGATAAGGAAGTCCAGGAGGATGACGCAGGCGGAACTGGCAAGAAGAATCGGAACCACGAGGAACAGCGTCGTCCAGTGGGAGTCCGCGCTTAGGCATCCGGATGTGGTGGTGATCATGAAGATCGCTTTGGCGCTCGAGGTATCCATAGGCGACCTGGTGGAGGAAAGCGCGTATGGAGCCTGATGAAATGGAGGTGAATCGGATGGACAAGAAAACATACCTATGCAGATATCATAACCTCATGCGCAGGATCGAACACCTCGAAAAGGACATCGAAAGGTGCAGGCAACTAGCCTCATCCATCCCGGGTCCGAATTACGATAGGCCGGTGGTCGACGGGACGAGGAACCTGGAGGCCCCATTCGTGAAATGGGTATACCGGGAACTTGAGGATGAAGAGGAACTGAAAAAACTAAGGCCTGAAGCAGAAAACGTGAAAACGGAAACGATCGACGCCATATCGGGAATCGGGGACACCGAACTCGAGTCCGTCCTTATCTACAGATACATTTATTGGAACTCATGGAACGAGATAGCGGACAAAGTCTATGCCTCATCGACCCAGGTCAGAAGGCTGCATGACAAGGCTTTGGAACTGTTTGAGGTTTCGAAATAAAAAAGGCAAGGTTTGGCAACCTTTGGCAAGACGTGGCAAGTGGTGGCAACGGGGCATGTGTGATATGATATAATCGGGCGAAAGCCATAGAAAACGACAGTCCATTAGGAGTGATCCGAGTGGACTTTTTTCGTGAAAGGAAGGAGGTAAGGATATGCCGCATAAACCATTGAAGCCATGTAGATATCCAGGCTGTCCTAACCTTACCGACGGAACCTATTGTGAAAAGCATAAGGCGGAAGCCGCGAGGGAATACAACGCGTATGAGCGTGCGCCGAACCATAACAAGAAGTATGGGCGTGAGTGGAAGCGAATCAGGGACAGATACGTTAAGAAACATCCTCTCTGCGAACGCTGCTTGAAGGAAGGAAGGATTACACCTGTTGAGGAAGTGCATCACATCTTACCAGTTAACAAAGGCGGAACCAACCTTGAGAGCAACCTCATGTCGGTTTGCAGGTCTTGCCACAATAAGATCCATATCGAGCTGGGCGACAGGCATCCGAGCGAACGCTGATGGGTGGGGGAGTCAAATCTTCACGGCTTTTATAGCGGACATCGGGCTGGGCTCTCGTGCGCAAAGTCGGCGAAATCAAGAGGGGAATAGCCCAAACCTAGACAAGGAGGTGCTAGCCTATGGCTAATGCAAGCATGCACGGCGGTTCCAGGGTCGGCTCTGGAAGGAAAAAGAAGGCCACAATAGAAAAATACGAGAACGGGAATCCCGGCGAAAGGAAACTTCAGGTCATAGATGTCCCGGATTCTTTCGAGGGGGCCGAGCTTGAGGCGGTGGACATGCCGCCTGTTAAGGATTACCTGTCCGCGCAGCAACGCGACGGAAAGAACCTTGAAGCGGCGGACATCTACAAGCAGACGTGGCTATGGCTGAAGAAGCTAGGCTGCGAGAAGATCGTGAATACAGTCTTGATCGAGAACTACGCGATGAGCGTCGCCAGGTGGATCCAATGCGAAGAGGCGATAACCAAATACGGCTTTTTGGGGAAACATCCCACATCGGGGAATCCCATCCAAAGCCCTTATGTCGCCATGAGCCAATCGTTTATGAAGCAGTCTACGATTGCGTGGCTTCAGATATTCCAGGTCGTGAAGGAGAACTGCACGGTGGACTTCAGGGGTCCCAATCCCAACGACGACATGATGGAAAGACTGCTACGTTCCCGGGAGAGGAAATGATAAGAGACATACTCTCGAGACAATACATTGCGAATAAATACACATGGGCTGCCGGACGGTGGCCTTTTTTGACGGAGGAAAAGAACATGTTTGAAAAAGTCAATCCCAGACACCCGGACAAAATTGCTGACAGGATTGCAGGTGCGATTGTAGATCTGGCGTACAGGGAGAACAAAAACCCGAGGATAGCGGTGGAGGTCCTTATTGGCCACGGCAAGTGCCACATCATAGCCGAGACCTCTGTGTATCTTGACCGCAAAGATGTGATCAAGGCAGCCCGCAGGATTGCCGGAAGAGTTTATGTAGACTATGTGGAGGTTCCACAGGATTTGCATTTAGCAGATAACCAAAGTGAGAAGATCCGCTGCGGTGATAACGGCATCTTTAAAGGTGTGCCACTTACAAAGGAACAAAAGAGTCTATCTGAAATTGCAAGAAAGATTTATGCGAACTATCCAAGCGACGGGAAATACATCATCGACGGGGAAAAGCTCATCATCTGCCAAAGTAAGGCAAAGAACTATGAACTTCACAAGAAATATCCTAAGGCAATTATTAATCCTTTAGGCGAATGGACTGGAGGTACTGATGTTGATACGGGTGCAACCAACAGAAAACTCGGTTCCGACATGGCCGATTCGGTCACAGGCGGCGGGCTTCACGGCAAGGACCTATCGAAGGCCGATGTTTCCGTGAACATCTATTGCTTCCTGAAGGCGCAGGCAACCAATCAAGTTGTGGAGATTTCCTGTGCCATCGGAGATGAGTACATCGACAACAGGCCTTATGAAGAGGTCGTTGAAATCGCCAGGGACTTTATTAACGTCTTAGGCGGTTTCGAGAAATTCGCAGAATGGGGGTTATTCTGATGGCAAGAACGACAAAAGAAATGACTCTCGTCAATGTGAATAAACTCATCCCTTACGTGAACAATGCCAGGACCCATAGCCCTGAGCAGATCTCAAAGCTGAGATCCAGCCTTCGCGAATTCGGGTTCATCAATCCGGTCATCATCGACAAGGATTTCAATATCATCGCAGGACATGGACGTGTGCTTGCCGCCAAAGCGGAAGGCATCGATGAGGTTCCGTGCGTTCTGGTCGATTATTTGACCGAAGCACAGAAGAAAGCCTACATCATCGCCGACAATCGCATGGCGCTCGACGCGGGGTGGGACGAGGAACTCTTGAAGGTAGAACTCGAAGCATTGGAAGACGCTGACTTTGACTTGGCGCTTACGGGCTTTGACGAAGACGAGATCGAGGATTTTTTCAAAGGTGAGAAGACCGATGTCGAGGACGACGATTATGATTTGACGAAAGCGTTGGAAGAGGCTTCTTTCGTGGAAAAGGGTGACGTATGGGTAGTCGGCAGACACCGTCTTGTGTGCGGTGACGCCACCAATCCCGATGACGTCAACAGGCTCATGGACGGAAAAAGGGCCAACCTGATCCTGACGGACCCGCCTTATGGTGTATCTTTCTGCTCGTCTACCGGTCTCAAGATCCAGAACGACTCGCTCAAGAACGAGGAGTTCTATGAATTCCTGTTAAAGGCGTTTAAGAACATGGTAGACCATTGCGAAGCGGGAGCGGCGGCTTATTGCTTCCACGCGGATACGGAAGGGCTGAACTTCAGGACCGCTTTCATCGATGCCGGCTTCCATTTGGCAGGCTGCTGCATCTGGGTCAAGGATTCACTTGTACTTGGAAGGAGCGATTATCAATGGCAGCATGAACCGGTGCTTTACGGCTTTTTGCAAAACGGTAAGCATCGCTGGTATTCCGACAGGAAGCAGACGACCATCTGGAATTTCAAGAAGCCAAAGAGAAACGAGAACCATCCGACCTCAAAGCCTTTGGATTTGCTGGCATATCCGATTCAGAACTCCTCCCAGGAGAACGCAATCGTCGTGGACACATTCGGCGGTAGCGGGTCAACTTTGATGGCATGCGAGCTTTCGAACAGAATCTGCTACACCATGGAACTTGATGAGAAATACGCATCGGTCATTCTTCGCAGATACGTGGACAACACACATGATGAAGATGGTGTTTACTGCCTTAGAAACGGAGAGAAGATTGCATATAAAGATCTCGTTAAAAAAGTGGAAGATATATCGGCCTAATCGCTTGATATATTCTCGCTTTTGAGCGATGTATATATGTGACTTTGGAGGTGGTAATAATGGAAAACAAAAGAGCTGAACTTTACAAGATTTGCGATGAAACAAACACATCGAGAAGTGGCATGGATTACTTGGTCGATTATTACATCAAATCGTTAGGCTGGTCTGAAGAAGAAGCGGTCAAATATGCCATTGAACTTTTCAAGAATGGAACCATTCGAGAAATCAAACTAATCGGTAAGGATGGAAAGGAACTATGACAAAGGAAGAACTTTTAAAGAAGTATCCAGTCGGCAGTCGAGTAAGACTTCTAAAAATGGATGACATTCAAGCGCCACCTATTGGTACGCTTGGAACTGTAAAAGGTGTTGATGATATCCTATCGATTTTGGTTAGTTGGGACAACGGTTCTGGATTGAATGTTGTATATGGCGAGGATCAGATTGAACTTGTTTCAAAGCCTAAAAAGTAGGTAGTTTAAATATATAAAATATATTTAAAAATCTGCTCCAAATGACTTGATATAAGTGTTCTTTAGAGTGATATATATACACGAGAAAAGGGAGAAAAACCCAGTAACCATCGGAGGAAAATGATCATGAAGAACACCGAGATACAGATCAGGAACATGAAAGAGCAGACCATCGGCGTCGAAGTCGAGATGAACAACATTACAAGAAGAAAGGCTGCCAGCCTTATCGCAGACTACTTCGGGACGCAAGCATGGAACGCGGCAAGCGAATACGGCTACATGACCTGGGCCTGCAAAGACGGAGAGGGCAGGGTATGGAAATTCCAAAGGGACTGCTCCATCGCCGGGCCGGACGAAGAGAAGTGCGAACTGGTAACGCCAATCCTCAGATACGAGGACATTGAAACATTGCAGGAGATCATAAGGATGCTAAGAAAGGCGGGAGCCAAAAGCGACGCCACCAGGGGATGCGGGGTCCACATCCACATCGGGGCGAACGGACATACGCCAAGAACCTTAAGAAACCTTACGAACATCATGGCAAGCCACGAAAACCTGCTCGCCGAAGCCTTGGACCTCGACAGGGGAAGGCTTACGAGATACTGCAGGACAGTAGACCCGAATTTCCTAAGGGAAGTCAACCGCAAGAAACCACAAACCATGAGTGGATTCGCGGACGTC